AATGAGCGGTCATGGTTTCACTAAATCATTCACCGAGCATTGTCTGCTGATCGGCCTGGTCTCTGTACGGGCCGACTTGACTTACCAGCAGGGCCTAAATAGGGCCATGTCTCGGTCAACGCGCTGGGACTTCTATTGGCCCGCGCTTTCACATATAGGGGAGCAGCAAATCTTAAATAAAGAAATCTGGGCGGACGCGACAGCAAACGACGAACTGACGTTCGGATACCAGGAACGATTTGCAGAATATCGCTATAAGCCCTCGGTGATAACGGGGCAAATGCGATCGAACTTCGCTACCCCTCTGGACACTTGGCACTTGAGCGAGGATTTCTCGGCTCTGCCTGTCCTAAATGCGTCCTTTATCGTGGACGCTCCACCCGTGGACCGCGTCATCGCGGTGCCATCGGAACCTCACTTCCTGTTCGACAGCTATTTCGATCTGAAATGCGCCAGGCCAATGCCTCTTTATGGTGTGCCTGGCATGATCGATCACTTCTAGGCCAGACCGATGGTATGGCCAGCTGTCATCGCCGCCGGAGCTGCCTTAGCGGGCAGCTTCATTGGCGGCAATCTTCAAAATAAAACAAACCGGTCTATTGCCCGGGAACAAATGCACTTCCAGGAACGCATGTCGAACTCCGCTTTCCAGCGGGCAATGTCAGACATGCGAAAAGCCGGATTGAACCCAATTCTGGCTTACAAACAAGGAGGCGCAACGACGCCGACGGGCGCGGGTATTCCCGCGCAAAATGTACTGGGGCCGGCCGTTCAGTCGGCGGTCTCCACGTACCAAAATATAAAAGCTGCGGAGGCGACCGGAGCAGCAACAAAATTAACTCAACAACAAGAGCGTCTCGAAAGAGCAAAAGCCGACCGCTTTGATATGTTCGGAGACAGTATCACCGGTCGTAATGCTCATACTGCCTGGGCAATGCTAAACGCCGGGGTAAACGCAAAGAAAAAAAGGACGCCGTCAAGGCGGACGCGCGTGGAAAAACTCCCCGGGGAAACTTACGTCCAGGCCTGGGAGCGGAAAAACCGAGAGGACCGTAAACGTGCGCGCTCGAGATCTCGAGCGCCGTCCGACTATCGGAAGCCGAGACCCGGCGAAAAGGCGGGCTCATACTTCTCAGCCCCACGGTGAGCCATGCCGAACAACTTACTAAGGGTCGCTCTTGCGACCGCTCACAAGCATAAGGAAAAAACCAAATGCCCCCAGCGGAAAAAATGCGATCTGCTTACTACCCTCATGTGAGGGTAACTGCTGATCCTGTCGGGCCTTCGAAGACAAAGCAATCGATGGCCGACGAAAGCAATATAAATATTATAATGGCCCGCTATGTAAAAACGGGCCTAATCGACCATGTGTCGAAATATGGACCGCGATATGCGGACATGCCAAACATGAGCGATTTCCACGAGGCAATGACCCTCGTGACAGAGGCCCAACAGATGTTCGAAGAACTACCGGCCGAAATCCGCTCAAACTTCAAAAACGATCCCGCCGATTTCCTCGATTTCGTGACAAATCCCGAAAATGAGGAGGCGATGATCGAAATGGGCCTGGCGGACGCTCAGAACGAGCCAGACGCGCCGGCCCTTGATCCTGCGGCCCACGCTGCCGCGGAAACGCTGGACCCGCCTAAGGCGGCTCCTGCGGACGTCCCAGACCCCGTGTAGGGGTCGATGCACAGTACCTCACTAGATGTAACTGTGCTAACTGACACCAGGAGCAATTAAATGGCATATCGGCAGAAAATGAAGCGGTCGAGATCTCGACGGCTCTTCAAGCGAACGGCCAACCGAACCAACCGAAAAAACGTTTCCTCAGCACGACCAAAAAGAGGCGGTTTCCGCCTCTAAAATCGGCCGAACGGCCTTACAAATGACGTGCTTTCACCCACTGACCGGGTATCGTGCCCGGTCAGTCAACCCGAATGGAAAACGTAATGTTGTGTTCAATCCTGCGTTGGGTTACCGGGATATGCCTATTCTACTTCCTTGTGGTCAGTGTACTGGGTGCCGTATTGAGCGTAGTCGCCAATGGGCAATCCGATGCTTTCATGAAGCATCATTACATGAAGATAATACCTTCGCAACGCTGACCTACAACAATGAAAATCTACCAAATGATCCTGACTTAAATCAACCTTATACGGGAACTTTAGTTCCTCGTGACTTCCAACTCTTCATGAAGCGCCTTCGTAAAGAATATGGCGCTGGAATAAGGTTCTATGCATGTGGAGAATATGGCGAATTAAATCAACGCCCTCATTATCACACATGCCTGTTCAATTTCGACCCTGGCGACTTAACACTCTTCAAAATCCGCGACGGGATACGCTATTACACGTCAGACAACTTAGACCAAATCTGGAAAATGGGCTTCACCCTTTCTGGAGCGGTCACCTTCCAATCTGCGGCATATGTAGCACGCTACATAATGAAAAAAATAAACGGTCCAATGTCGACCCAACACTATGAAATGGTCGACCAAGAGACCGGCCAAATTACAAATAAAATTCCTGAATATACGACAATGTCTAGAATGCCCGGAATTGGAAAACACTGGTATGACAAATTCAAAACCGACGTCTTCCCTTCTGACGAAATTATTATCAACGGTAAAAAAGTGCGTCCACCGCGCTATTACGACCAGAGATACGAAATTACTGATCTTGACAATTATACTCGCATTAAGCGCAAGCGAATTCATAATGCGAAGCTGCACGCTCACGATCAAACTAGCGCCCGCTTAAAAGTCAGAGAGACCGTGCAAAATGCACGGCTAAAACTCCTCCCTCGAAACCTCGACTAAGGAACTCTCAAATGATCATGCGAATATTCTCAATATTCGACAACAAAACGGTTTGCTATTCAAAGCCGTTCTACTGTCTGACGCAGGCAGAGGCCATCCGAACATTCGGAGATGCCGTAAATACAACAGACAGTCCCTTCAACGCTCATCCTTCGGACTACAGCCTATTCGAGATAGGCACGTTCGAGGATAGCTCTGGTATGCTTGACAAGTGCGATCCACTACATCTAGGGTCTGCCTTGAACTACCACAACATCGGAATTGAGGCCGAAAATGCCCAATAAATCCGTAATGCAACATAAATTCAGCGAGATCGCAGCCGCTGAAATCCCCCGTTCGAGCTTCAATAGATCGCACGGGTATAAAACGACGTTCGACGCCGGGTTCCTGATCCCCGTCTTCATCGACGAGGCGCTCCCTGGTGACACCTTCAATCTGAGAATGACCTCGTTCTCAAGATTGGCTACGCCCTTGCATCCGTTTATGGACAATCTCTTCATGTCCAGCTTCTTTTTCGCCGTACCTATGCGGCTCCTGTGGACAAATTGGGAAAAATTCAACGGTGCGCAGGACGATCCGGGCGATAGCACGACGTTCCTGCTACCCCACATGCTGGCTCCTGCTGGAACCGGGCACTTGGCCGGGTCTTTAAGCGATTACTTGGGGATTCCAACCGAGATCGCATTACTCAAACATACGAGCATGTGGCATCGGGCGTACAACCTGATCTGGAACGATTGGTTCCGAGATCAAAATCTTCAAAATTCAGCGGTGGTCGATGTAGACGACGGCCCCGACGTCGATACCGACTATCCGCTTCTAAGTCGTGGCAAGCGCCATGACTACTTCACGAGCAGCTTACCGTGGCCACAAAAGGGCACGGCTGTATCACTACCGCTCGGCACCACAGCGCCGGTAATCGGCCTGGGAGTGCAAAATCAGACGTTCGCGACGGCAAATACGGCGCTGTATGAGACAGGCGCCAGCGGGACGCGAAATTACGTCGCTTCGAGGAACGTCGATAACGCATCAGCGTCAACAAACCTCTTCGTGGAAGAGGATCCAGCGAGCTCCGGGTTCCCCGGGGTCTTCGCGGATCTAACGAACGCGACCGCTGCAACAATAAATCAATTAAGGGAGGCGTTCCAAATACAAAAGCTCTACGAGCGCGACGCCAGGGGCGGAACTCGGTACACCGAGATAATTAGATCGCACTTTGGCGTCACATCACCAGACGCAAGGCTACAGCGGCCGGAGTATCTGGGCGGCGGGACGTCGCCAGTAAATATAAATCCGGTCGCACAAACGTCCGTAGCGGCTGCAACACCACAAGGAAACCTGGCCGCCTTCGGGACCTCAGTAATGAGCGGTCATGGTTTCACTAAATCATTCACCGAGCATTGTCTGCTGATCGGCCTGGTCTCTGTACGGGCCGACTTGACTTACCAGCAGGGCCTAAATAGGGCCATGTCTCGGTCAACGCGCTGGGACTTCTATTGGCCCGC